AGAAAATCTTGCTATGGATCAGATTACAAGCCAAGTACTTGATAATATATCACTTACGGCTAACCCAATGTGGGTAGTAGATGAGACCAGCCAAGTTACAGAGCAAATTACCAACAGACCCGGATCTATCATTCGTAAAAAAGGGCCGGGCCAAGTTAATATGCAAAACCCAGCTAGTGTACCCGGATATGTATTCAATTTTTACCAGACTATGATGGATGCATTTGAAATTGTTTCTGGAATAAATCCGAGCTCTCAAGGTAGATCGGATACGAATGTTACTTCTGGTGTACAAGCTCAAATTATGAAGCAAGCTGCAAGCACTAAAATAGAATTTAAAAGTCGGGTTGTAGATCAAGGAATACAAACCTTGGGTCAGATGTGGTTACAAATGTTTTTAAACTTAGGAACCAAGATCCACTGGGTGTCTGTAGTAGACCCAGATGGAGTTTCTGAAATGAGAGATGTGATTGGTGCTGCTTTTAAAGACCGGAAAATGGCCGTAAGGGCAAAAGCTGGCTCTATGTTACCAGAAAACAGACAATTTTTGGAAAATAAGATCTTACAACTAGCTCAAATGGGTGCTTTAACAGATCAAGAATATATCCTAGAACATATGGAATTACCGGGTAAAGAGAGGCTTTTGCGGAAATTAGCAGAGCAAAAAGAGGCTATGGCTATGCAAGAGCAACAACAACAAGGTATGGCAGACATGGGAAACAACCCAGAAGAAATATTTCAACAATTACAAGCTAATCCAGAGTTAGCGCAACAAATGCAAGGGCAATTAGGTGTCGAAGAAAACCGGAATTAATAAAGGCGGTAGACCAAAAACTGGTTGGGGGGATGCGATTAGAAAGCACCCAGCCGTACCCAATGTGATCGATAAGATTTTTACGGCCGCAATGGATGATACTGACGATAGACAACCTAATGCTTGGAAACTATTGATGGATAGAATTGCACCGCAATTAAAAGCAGAGACTGTGACTTTGGATACAGACAATTCTGTTAAGGGTGTAATTGTATTACCACAGAAAAAACCAATAGAAATTGAAGAGCCGAAAGAAAAAATTTCTGCAAAGGCTTGATACAAAATGGAAAATAAAAGAAACTATGGAGAGAGAAAATGTCAGTAGATAATGTAGTGAGTAAAATAAGCTCAGATGAAATAAATGCTTTAACTGAGCAAGGTTTTACACCGGCCGATAACTATAAAGAAGTTAAAGGCGAAGAATTAACAATGGCTCCGGCACTTGAACAAAGTGCATCATTAACGGACAATGTTGACCAGTCAAAAGGATCGGAGCAATCCAAAGACGAACAACAGACCAAAGAGGTAGTGCCTCAGAACTTTAAGTTCGGAGACAAGGAGTATACAGAAGATCAAATTCTGGCAGCCTTGGATGATCATACTAACAAGGATAAGTGGCAAAAGTCATATACCGAGCGTGACCAGCAACTCGCAGAACATCGAAAAAGTCTAGATAATCAACTTGATAAAATAAAGTCGATACAACAAGACGAGAAATTGATGGACACACTCAAAGATTTCCTTGGAGATGATCATCCACTGTTTACCCTACCTACGGTCAACCAAACTGATAGCTCAGTTCAGAACACCGAAGATCAGAACATTAACGAAGAATACAATTCTGTTAAAAAGATCGAGGAGCTTCAAGAGCGTATAGATCAAATGCAAGCCGATAAAGATCTTGAATCTGATATTGTGCAGTTAAGACAAAAGTACCCAGCCATCAATGATGAATCGATGGAAGAGGTGCTCAAATTAGCTACCGATAAAGGAGTCGAGAATATTGAGGATGCATATAAAATTGCTCTTTATGATGCTGCTGAAACATCAGCTATAAGTAAGGCTCATTCTGCCTTTGAAGAAGCGCAGAAACTTAAAGAGATTCCAGAGACTGATGGAAGATCACCGGGGGATAAGGAAGTTCCTACTCCCCAGATGAAAGATCCTTCAGATTTAAGGAGTTTTATAATGAATGAATTCGGAGATAGTATCTTCGGTGAAAATAGATAAAGGAGTAAACAATGGCTAAAACAAGTGTAGCTATTAATTACGACCAATTAAGTCATATCACCAAGAAGTATTACATACCTCAGCTAGTTGACAACATCTTTAAGTCAAATGTCGTTACTTATCGCTTATTAGCTAAATCTCAGCCAATAAGTGGTGGTTACAAAGTTGTTCAGCCAGTCGAGTATGCCAAGAGTCCAAACTCTGGTAGTGATACCCATATTAATTGGTACAAAGGTGATGATGAAATGAAGTATGGTGCTTCTGACATCATCAAAAGTGCAGAATATGATTGGTCACAATCACATGGAACAGTTTCAATAACTGGCCGTGAAGAAAACATTAACTCTGGCCCAGAAGCCGTTTTAGACTTATTGCAAGCTAAAATAAATAACGTAGGTCGTACAATGAGAGATCAGTTTGCAACCGCAATCTACTCTGATAATGATCCAGCCGCTAATTCGCCAACTGTAAGTGCAAATGCACCAGTTGGATTGCAGCACGTAGTTGCAGCAGATCGAACACTTGGCGGCATTGATTCTACTAGCAATAGCTGGTGGGATGGTGGATATGTTGCTGACGGGACTCTTGCTAGTGGAGGTGCAGAGGGCACTCCATTAACATTTGATAACATCAAAGACTCTACTAAGCCAGAATACATCCAGACTGTTTTTAGAAATGCTTATAAAGAGCTTTCTATTGGTTCTGATGTGCCAACTATGATTGTTACAAATCAAGTTGTGTTTGATGCTTATGAATCAACATTAACAGACCAAAAGCGTTTTGGTGCAAGTTCTACTACTCTGGCTGATGCCGGATTCCAGAATCTTCTTTACAGAGGTATTCCGGTTGTAGTAGATCAAGCTCTAGATCTTTACTCTGGTGCTGATAATGATGAGGATGCTGCAAAGCATATGTTCTTCTTGAATGAGAAGTATATGGGCTACAAGCATCACTCAAAGCGCAATTTCACTTGGGATGGTTTTGAAAAGCCAATCGATAGAGATATGCGAGTAGGTAAGATCCTTTGGATGGGAGCTTTATGCTTCTCATCTCCTAGGATGTTAGGTGTTGTCGGAGATATGCCTAAGTCTTATTCATAGATAACTGGTGGGGGCTTTCTTTTAGCATTCTATATGGTTTTGATTCCTCTCTCTCGAGTCAGCCCCCACTTACGAAAAGGTAGAATATGAAATGGTCTGAATTAAAAACTAGAGTATGTAAGCCTTTTGGAGGTTCTCATTTAAGTGATGCAGAATTGTTTTTAGAAGATGCCGAGCGAGATCTTGGCATTTTTGCAAAATGTTATAAACGAACATTTGTTACCTTATTGGATGAATTCAGTAACAATTTTGCATTACCATCTGATTTCATTGAAATGGATGGCAGACCAGATTACAACGGTGATTTATTAGATAGATATACAGAGGTAGGTTATGCAAGTAATAAAACATCTAGCACCACTTTTGAGACTGGTCACCCACAATATTATCGTATCGAAGGTAATAAAATGGTGGTTGTGCCTAAGCCTACTTCCGCTCAATTATTAAGATTTCAATATGTTGCAGTGCCTACAAAGCATACTTCTAGTACTGCATATAAAGCATTGCGATATAAGTCATTATCTGGTGAAGGGTATCAGATTGGAGATGTAGTAGAAGGTCGTGTATCTGGTAGTTTAAGTACGGCTACTGCAAGTGGTAAAGTTTTAAGAGATGATTCAAATGGTGACGGTACTGGTACATTAATTTTATCAAATATCACTACATTAGGTAGTTATACTGGATTTAGGAATGGTGACACGCTAGTGACTATAGATCCAGAAGAAGATGCTTATGCATCAAATTCTCCTTATGGATATGGATATACATTTGATCAATTAATTCAAAATTGGGATAATATTGGTTTGGGAGGCAAGGCAACAATAGAAGGTACAGAATATGCTTTGTCTGGAACCTCAAATAATATTCCTTATGGAAAAACAGTAGGTGAGTCTCCCGTAATACCAGAGCCATTCCATTATTTAATGATTGAGTTTGCACAAGCTCGCATTTATGATATGCTAGGACAAAGCGCAGATGCTGATAGGCATTATAATCGTTATTATCAAAATAGAATTGGTC